GATCTCAACACGTTTGTTAGTAAATTACGCCTACACGAAGGCTTAGAACTTAGGGTGTACAAAGATTCTTTGGGTATTGATACAATTGGCATAGGACGCAACCTAGAGGGACGGGGCATCAGCAAGGCCGAACTCGACCACATGGACTTCCCGTCCATCGATGCTGTTTACGAACACGGCATCACAGAGGCAGATGCGTACTACCTAGCCAGCAATGACATTGCAATCGTAGAGGACGAACTGGCACGGGCCAAGCCCTGTGTGTACGACCTCGACGCTGTGCGTCAATTGATCGTGATGGACATGGCATTCAATATGGGTGTGCCTCGCCTGTGTAAATTCAAGAAGATGTGGGCCGGTATTGAAGCAGGAGACTTCCACACCGCATCCGTCGAAATGCTCGATTCGCGTTGGGCGAAACAGGTAAAATCGCGGGCCGTCAAACTTTCGGACGCGATGAAGAAGGGAGAGTTTGCATGATAATGAAACGCACATACGGGGGTAAGAAGGGTGAGCAAGTCTTCTATGCAACCCGCAACGCGGGCAAGATCACGGGCGTTGAAAAAACGTCGTCAACAAAATCGACTGGAGCGGCTGGCTACGCGAAAGGCGGTAAAACAAAAAGCAAAAGTAGAGTTAATGAGGCTGGCAACTACACTAAGCCCGGACTGAGAAAGCGCATCTTCAACCGTATCAAGGCTGGTGGAAAGGGCGGACGCCCCGGTCAGTGGTCGGCGAGAAAAGCCCAAATGACAGCGGCTGCTTATAAAAAAGCCGGGGGCGGCTACAGGGACTAAGATGAAACACGTCTTTCTCCTGTTTGTTTTCTTAGGCACGGGAGATGACAGACAGATGGTCAGCAGCGATATGTATTTTGCAGACCTAAAGGACTGTGTGTGGTACGCACAGACCCTACATAAACAGGGAGAGAAGATAACCTCCTACTGCTTACCCAAACTAACTGACAAAGACACAAAGGTGTACTGATGGACCCTATCTCAGCAATGGCAACTGCTTCGGCAGCTTTTTCTGCACTTAAGAAGGGTTTTGCTGTAGGCCGTGACATCGAACAGATGGCTGGTGATCTGTCACGATGGATGGGTGCTATGTCTGACCTAGATCAAGCAGAACGAGAGGCAAAAAATCCTCCGATATTCAAGAAGCTGTTTGCTGGACAGAGTGTAGAGCAGCAGGCTCTTACGGCTTTTGCAAACAAGGAAAAGGCCAAGCAACAGCGGTATGAACTGCAGCAGTGGATTTCCTTGACGATGGGCAAGTCGAAGTGGGATGAATTGGTTCGTATGGAAGGTCAGATACGTAAGCAGCGTAAGGAAACACTCTACAAGCAGCGTGAACGCAGACAGAAGTTCGTAGAAGTTGTTGCGTGGACCCTCATGGGTTGTATCGGTGCAGCAATGTTGTACGGATTTGCCATGTTTCTTAAGGGCAAGGTTGCTCACGCAGCAGACCCGACGCATGTTACCTGTCGTTTGAAAGGCTGCACTACAGTAGACAAGCAGCGTGTGTGCGTATATCACGGCGTAAACAACACTGTAGACACTATCTTTTTTCGTATGGACGAGTGGTTTCCTCGCGAGTTTCAGTGTCGCTATAGCCCTAACGAAACCAAGCCACCAAGCATCCAAGAGACGTTCGAAGCAATCCGCAAGTCACAGAAGAAATAATTTTCTTGCATATTTCTGTAAAAAATGATACAATAACTTATATAGGAGATTATAATGCAAAAGCTGGCACTCGAAGCACTAAAACATAAATACATAGCGGAGATGGCAGATGCAGAATTTGTACTCCACGTTTACCTTAAACATGCTGTTGGCGTGGGTGAACATCCGGGTCTCTTGGAAGAGATGGATAGCGCGTTGGAAAAGTGGGTCAACGCGAACGACAAGATGGGTGCGCTAGCCGCCCTTACAATGGAGGCGGACGATGGCACTGAAAAAGAGCCAACGCTCTTTGAAAGCGTGGACTAAACAAAAGTGGAGGACAAAGAGTGGCAAACCATCCACCCAAGGTCCGAAAGCAACCGGGGAGCGATATCTACCGTCTCGTGCCATCAAGGCACTATCGTCGGCGGAGTACGCAGCCACCACGAAAGCCAAGCGGAAAGCTACTCGCGCCGGTAAGCAAGTGGCCAAGCAGCCCAAGAAGATAGCGAAGAAGACTCGCGCATATCGAAAGACACGCTGATGCCGATTACAAATACAGCTTCTAAGCTAGTAACAAAAGCATCCGACCTTACTGGCACAGGTCAAGTGACACTCTATACTGTCCCGGCAAATCACACTTCGATTGTCCGGGCACTTATCATAGGTAATTCAGACTCGTCAGCACGTAATATTCTTGTGCAATGGAATGACGGATCAACGACTACAAATATTTTTGAGGCCCGTGCAATCGCGGCCAACTCTTCAGAGGCGTTAATTAACGACAATGCACCTCTCTATCTTCAAGCGGGGAATATCGTTTACGTAACGGCTACTACCGCAAATACGCTACTAACAACGATATCCGTAGAAGAATACTACGATCCTAATCGTTAAACTGCCTAATAGGGAGAATCCAAATGGCAATCACAACAGCAATGTGTACAAGCTTTAAGAATGAACTTTTGGGCGGTACACACGATCTCGACACACATACTATCAAGCTGGCCCTTATTAAGAGCGGCATGAGCGGTACGTATGGTGCAGCAACAACAAATTATTCTGACGTAACTGGCAACTCTGATGAAGCCACAGGCAGTAACTACTCTGCTGGTGGACAGAACTTAGACAGTGCTTCGATAACTACAAGCGGCACTACTGCTTTTGTAGATTTTGCTGACGAAGTATTCAGCAACGTAACCACTAGTGCAGCAGGTTGTATCATTTACAACTCCTCTGCATCAAACAAGGCGATCTGTGTGATTGACTTCGGTGGTACTGTTTCTGCAACTGCCGGTGACCTAACCATTCAGTTCCCAACTGCGGACGCTTCTAACGCTGTTATTCGTATCGCGTAAGGACTAGGCTATGTCCTTTTACGGCACTAATGATGCTATCTACGGCTCCGGCGCGTACGGCACTGCGTCGTACGGCAGAACAACTCCTATAGTTGTACCTACGGGAGTTAGTGCTACAGGTAGTATTGGTGCCGCAAACGCTACTCTTTCGATTGCTCTATCCGGAGTTTCGGGTACGGGTCAAATCGGGAGTCCTAGTCTGTCCGCAGACGTTAACGAAACTCTCACGGGAGTTGTAGCTACAGGGTCTGTAAACTCTGTTGAGGCTCAATCTCTAAGTACGTTGACGGGTGTATCAGCTACCGGCGGAGTAGGCACCCCCCGTGTTCACGCTCTATTCGGCGCTAATGACGGATTGTACGGAACAGGACGATATGGCTCTGCAGTATACGGAGATGTCTCTCCTACTGTAAATGCACCGTCATTCCTTGCTACTACCGCTGTAGAACCCGTTTCTGCCGGTGGGTTTGAGATTGATATCAGTGAAGTTCTTGTCGGTGTGTCTGCAACAATTACAGCGGGCACAGGCATACACGTCATTGAGCCTAATGCACAGCCTACAGGTGTAGAAGGTACGGGTGCAATCGGGACTGTCTCTCCGAATCTTACAGAGGCACTTAATTCTGTTTCGGGAACGGGGCAGATTACAGCAGTCAACGCTGCGGTAGGCAAGGCGATTGTCGGTGTTTCAGCGACCTTTACTCTTAACAAGGGTAACAGGCCGTTTGCAAAGACCTTTAACACCTTGGCTGTTTCAAGTGTAAATGCCACGGGCGGAATAGGTGTTATCACACACAGTAACACTGTCACCCTATCCGGGGTATCCGGTACGGCTGTATGTGGCGGAGTAGAGTCTCAAGCAACAGAGACTGTGACGGGAGTATCGGCTACAGGAGCGATAGGCGGTGGCCTAACCTTTATCGCAATCGCAAACTTCACGATAAACTCTGTATCTGCAACAGGTTCTATCGGAACTATTGAACCGCAAGTAGATGAAAACATTGGCAGCGTGTCTGCTACAACTGCAGTAGCTACGCTCACGGTAAACATATCTGAAGCTTTGGCCAGCGTTTCGGGTACAGGTGTTGTAAATACCACGACAGAAACTGGCGTTGCAACTACATTCGTTGCAGCTAATTACAGCAGACAGCGCACCTTAAAGATAATCCCAAGTGAGAAGGCTGCACAAAGAAGAAAGGCTGCATGATGGCTTTGAAATGGCCCGACAAAGACCCGGACGAACAGCTAGACTACTCTGTTGATTGGTCAAACGCGCTGGGATTGAATACCATCTCTAGTGTCACTTGGAAAGTGCGAGATGCTGATGGCAATCTAGAAACATGGACTGATGCAGAAATCGTCAATGGACTGCAGCGCATAAGTGCTACAAACACCACCACAGTTGCCACTATCGTGTTAGGTAGTGGTACTGCTTTCACTACCTACAAAATCACATGCGCCGTCACGGCCAGCGATCAAACGCAGTTAGAACAAGAGATTCGACTGCGGGTTATAGAGAGTAGATAATGGCTTACGATTACTTAGCATTGGTCAACGAGGTGTGTCGTCGGTTGAACGAGACAGAACTTTCATCTACTACTTTCGCAACATCAACGGGATTTTATTCTCAAATCAAAGACAGCATTAACGCTGCAGTTCGTGATGTTAATCAGAAGCACTTCAACTGGCAGTTCAATCACAACACAGACGAACTTACTTTGACTGCTGGCGAATTACGCTACCCACTTCCGGATGAGGCAAAGTACGCTGACTTCGATACTGTTCGTGTGCAGCGCAATACGACGCTGGGTGTAGGTGAGGCACGTAAGTTGAAGGTGCTAAGTTACACTGAATACTTAGAGAGATTCATTGATCAAGAGTACGAGACAGATACTGCAAAGGGTTCTGTGCCGGAGTATGTTGTTCGTTCGCAGGACGGTGATCTGATTATTGCTCCTATGCCGGATGCAGCATATACAATAGAGTATGAATTCTTTATGTTTCCTGCTGATCTATCCCTTCATGATGATGTCCCCACAATCCCGTTCCGTTTCAAACACGTAATCGTGGACGGGGCAATGTATCATGCCTATATGTTTAGGGATAACATTGAGTCGGCTTCACTTTCTTTGCGTAAATTTGATGACGGTGTGAAACAGATGCGGACACTGCTTGTGAACGAAAACGTATACGCGCGGGCGGTGTAATGCCGGATCGTTGGCAGACATACCCCTTTGAGTTTAAGGGCGGTTTAATCAGTAACTTGTCACCCTATCAGCAGGGTATACAGGCTCCGGGATCAGCCCGTGTACTGGTTAACTACGAGCCATCTGTATTCGGCGGATATCGCAGGATTGAAGGGTACGCCAAGTTTGATACTGCGGCTGTCACCAATAGCGGCAATATTCGGGGGCTTATTAAGTACGGCAACCACGTTTATGCAGCCCGTGGCAACGATCTGTTTCGGTCAACGGGAAGTGGGTGGACATCTATCAGTGATAACGCCACTTACAGCAGTGCAGGTGTGACCCTTGGCGGCAGTGGCAGGGTGCGTTTTTTAAAGTACAACTTCGACGGTACAGAGAAGCTGCTTGCAGTTGATGGCACTGGTAAGCCGTTTAGGTTTACGGGATCAGTATTCTCACAGCTTTCTAGCCTTCCGGCAGATACGTCGGGCGCATCACATGCAGTCAATTTTAAGAACCACATCTTCTTAGCCAACGGAGAAAGCGTAGTTTTTTCGGCACCCTACGAGGATGATGACTTTACACCGGCAAGTGGTGGTGGTATAATAAACGTAGCAGATACTGTGACTGATCTTATTGTCTTTAGAGATCAGCTTATTATATTCGGAGAAACAACCATTCACAGGCTGGCAGGGTCCAGCCAAGCAGACTTCCAACTGGTTCCTGTTTCCCGCGACTTAGGCGCGGTAGCCGAAGACACCGTACAGGAAATAGGCGGCGATATCATGTTCTTGGGTCCGGATGGACTCAGACTGTTTTCTGCCACCGACAAGATTGGGGACTTTAGCCTTGCCGCTGTGTCGAAGACTATACAGGAGGAGATTCTTGACCTTGTATCTAACAGCACCACATTTGCTAGTACAGTAGTTAGAGAGAAGAGTCAATACAGAATTTTCGGATTTAGGTCGGCGTCAACAAACGATGCTTCTAAGGGAATAGCAGCCACACAGTTGCAGGACAGTGTGGCCTTTAACGAACTTAGGGGATTCAAAGTATTCTGCGTAACGTCAGAGTACAGTGGGTCCGCAGAAGAAATCTACTTCGGGGGTAGTGATGGGTTCGTATATCAGATGGAACAGGGGAACACTTTTTCGGGGTCTAACATTGTGGCGACGTTTGCCACTCCGTTTGTTCCGTTGACTGATCCTAATGTGCGTAAGACCATATACAAAGGCACGACGTATGTGGATGTCAACGGCGTACTGGATTTGAAGTTCTCACTGAAGTACGATTTTGATCAGCCCGAATCTGTTCAGCCCGAAGGCACTACGCTGTCTAACGAGGCGGGCACAGTAATTACATACGGTTCCGGTACATTCGGAACATCCACTTTCGGGAGTAAGCCGAACACTGTATTTGATGTACAGACTGTTGGTTCCGGAACTTCGGTTTCTCTCGTATACGAAACGACAGGAACCACCACAGATGCAGTATTTACCGTAGACGCTGCAACTTTGGAATTTGCGACCTACGGGAGGAGATAAAAAATGGGTACAGGTTACACCAGAAACGATACTGGTAACAATATCGCAGACGGAAACGTAATCAACGCATCCGATCTTGACGGCGAGTTTGATGCTGTCCAGTCTGCATTTAATGGCTCGTCTGGGCACTCGCACGATGGCACGACGGGAGAGGGACCGCAGATTGCTACTGCTGGCATAGCTGACGCAAACGTCACCACAGCCAAGCTGGCAGATGATGCTGTTACTCCTGCTAAGTTGCAAGATTCGGGAACATTCCAAGTCGGGCAGATGAACGCAGGTGGCGATGGCTCTTCTGCGGGCACGACTATCAAGGATGCAAAGATTGAAGTACGTTCCGGGTCGAGCGCAGTCCCTGCAATCGATCTTTACTGCGAAGTGACAAACCAACACAAAGTCACAATTAAATCGCCGCCACACGCTGATTACAGTGGCAACGTCACATTTCAACTTCCGTCATCAAACGGAAGTAACGGACAATTTCTGCAGACTAACGGGTCGGGCGTTCTTTCGTATGCCACAGTTGACACTGACTTGTCTAACGATAGCACACCACAGTTGGCTGGCAACTTAGACACAAACTCACACAACATTTTGATCGACGACGCGCATTTCATTGGCGATGAAAATGGCAACGAGCAGATTATCTTTCAGACCACTTCATCTGCAGTCAATCAGATCGATATTACCAACGCTGCAACGGGTAACGCCCCGTCTATTTCAGCTACAGGTGACGATACCAACATTGGCTTGACACTGACCCCCAAAGGGTCGGGTGCAGTAGTCATTGACGGGCTGTCTCATCCTACGGCTGATGGCAGTGCAAATCAGTTCTTGCAGACAAACGGAAGTGGCACACTAAGTTTTGCAACAGTTGATCTCACTGCGATCAACATAGTTACTGACACAAGCCCGCAGCTTGGCGGAAACTTAGATACAAACTCGCAAAACATTCTGATTGACGATGCACACTTTATTGGTGACGAAAACGGGAATGAGCAAATCATCTTCCAAACTACTTCGTCTGCAGTAAATCAGATTGACGTTACTAATGCCGCTACAGGCAACGGTCCTTCTATTACGGCTACAGGCGGAGACACTAACATCGATCTCAATCTGTCGGGTAAAGGCTCCGGCGTGACAGCAATCGGCGGTGCAGCAACCGTGGCAGGAACAGTATACGCCACCGGCAACATTGGCCTCGACAGCACTGACTATATCGCATGGACGAATAACACGCAGATGGACTTCTACGTCAACGGTGCGAATGACATGCGTCTTGAAAGCGACGGCGACTTGCACGTTGAGGGCGACGTTGTTGCCTTCTCCACGACTGTTGCTTCTGATCCACGACTCAAGGAAAACGTGGAACAAGTCACTGATGCAGTCGCAAAGGTAGAGCAGCTTACTGGTTACACCTTTGACTACAAGCACGGCGGAGCATCTGCTGGTGTTATGTCTACTGAAGTGGCGCAGGTGTTACCTTCTGCTGTCAGTCAAACCACCCTTCCCTTAAAGACAGGAGATGAGGAAACAGAGTACGACGTAGTTGCTTACGATCAGCTTCACGCTCTTCTTATCGAAGCTGTAAAAGAACTGTCGGCACGGGTAAAGGAGTTGGAAAATGGCTCTAACGGGTAGTGGCGAACTAAAATTCTCGCAGATGCGGGACGAATTTGGCGGTTCCGGACAGGTGAAGTTTTCTGACCTGTACCGGGGCGGCTCACTGGTTCGTGCAAAAGCAGGAAATAATGGCGCTACTAACTTGGCTGCAAACGTACCGGCAAGTGGCGAAATACAAGTTGCTGATTTTTATTCACAAGCAAAAGGTTTTCGCAAAACTTATGACAGCGGCGCAACGAACCAAGATGCTTCTGCAGTCTTTGGCGATGACTACGGAGTTGACTATCCTAAAGAGATTGTCATCAACAACGGCGTAGAACTGGGTGCAACCAGTACTTCACAAGAAGCGCTGCAGATAGATAGTGGTTTGGCTGGTGGATTGACGATCACCAACAACGGCACACTGACCGGAGCGGGCGGTGCTGCTGGTGGCGCGGGTGGCGATGCCCTTCAGATAGATGTTGCATGCACCCTTATAAACAATGGAACAATTCGTTCCGGCGGCGGTGGTGGTGGTGCCGGTGGCACGGGAGGAACGGGCGGTACAGGTGGTCAAGGATCAACGTCGTACAATTACTACGGAAATTCTGCCGGATTTTATGGCTGGCAAGGATATGCGGGTAGTAGTCATTCGGGATGTAACCCCGCCTTATACTACGTTAGTCCTACGTATAGTTGGTACTTTACCTGTGGATCGAATTATAGTAATACGATTGCAACCAACAATAGTAGCAGCCAAATAACTGTTGGAAACTATCGGTATACAAGAGGTGGTGCTTGGGCGTCACATTCCGGGTATACTTGGTACACGATTAAGAGAGAAGAATATCTCACTGGATACAACTACTTCAACGGCGGTGCTGGTGGCAGCGGTGGCGGCGGTGGAAGCGGCGGAGTAGGCCAAGGCTACAATCAGTCTGCTGCAAGCGGTTCCGGTGGTTCTAGCGGCTCCGGTGGTTCCGGAGGTGGCACTAATGCGGGTTCCGGCGGTACAGGCGGTACTGGCGGTACTGGTGGCACGGGCGGTGCTTACGGTGCGGCGGGTTCTAGCGGAGCAACTGGAAGCACGGGTTCTACAGGCGGAAACGGCAACCACTCCAACGGCAGCGGCGGCAGCGGCGGCGGTAGTGGCAGCAGTGGAGCAGCAGCGGGTTTGTCCATACGAGGATTTAGCACTCTAAGTAGCTACACCAACAACGGCACAGTAATAGGGAACACCGGATGACAACCGTAAAAATTGTAACGCCTCAAACCTACTTTGCAGAAACATACGATCAGTGGATTACTCCAGCGTATCCGGATTGGTACAAGAATCTAAAAGTGGCTAGAGATATTTCAATACAAGATCATATTAAAACGGCGAGAGAATGTCCCGCATTTGTGCATCTATTCAAGAATGCCCACTTAGTTCGCGCCCCTATGGACATATCTATCCATTACGATCCGCAAAAAGGGGTAGGATGGAAGATGGCGCAAGGCACTGGCGAAGATGTGTCTCCGTTTAATAAGATTAGCGGATTCAATTTTGAAGTTCAGATGGCCCCGGAGTGGGGTAAGTACATGAGTGTCAAGCTTGATTTTCAAGCGGTATTGATTCCCGAAGAAAGCACAGAATGTTTGTTCTTTGATCCCATGTATCATCAAGACAATCGGATTCCTATGACGGCTATGACCGGGGTTTGGACTATGCACCCCAAGCTATATACCATACTGGGAGTTAACTATATGCTTGATCCGGAAAAGTCGTTTGACAAGGATGGCTACATGCACATTTCTCGTGGCACTCCTCTTGCTTACCTGTACTGGCCTAACGGAAAACCCAGCATAGAAGTAGAAATTTGCACTCGCGAAGAGTGGTCTGAGAAACACGAATACACCACTACTATGTTTAGGGGTGATTTCCTAAAAAAGGAGAAGGAACTGAAAGATGCAGTATAGCGTTTCAGAAATATCGAACGGGGTAGCTAAAATTACTTGGTCAGACGGAAGCTGGTCCTTCATTGAACTTGATGAGAATATGACAGAGGCAGAGTTCGATCAAGCCGTATTTAACATGGCTCCCCCCTACTTAAAGACGGGAGGAACAGCGCCTTCATTCTTGTCCGCAGGGGCAACTCGCACAGCCGCGCTGGATACCACCCCCACCACTAATGATGATCGTCCTGCATGGCTCAAGGCACGTGTTGAAGCTTATGGGGACGTTTACCAGCAAATCGAATACATTACAGAGAACGGCCTAGATGCGTGGCAGACTAAGGTAGCGCAAATCAAGGCGGACAATCCTAAGTCATAGACATGAAGATGACTGTGGAACCCGTACTCAAGACACAGATGGAACTTGAGGCACACGAAAAAGAGTGCGCCATACGCTATGCGGCTGTTCAAGAGAGACTTGACAGCTTGGACAAGCGCATGTGGCGACTGGAAGCGATGATTATGGGCAGCACTGTTTTGGTCGTGGCTATGGTCGTCAGTGTATTTATGGGACTTAGGTAACAATGGCAAAGATAGATACAGACGTCAAGCTTCTTAATGAAATGGCTAAGCAGGCTGGCGGTGAGTCGGGCACACAAGATGTGACTGCAACGCTAATACCTACAGATGATGAGGATACACAAGTCAGTGATATATCTATAGACACAGACACACCTCCTCAAGTAGACCCTGCTACAGTTGACACGACACAAGACTCTCTCACAGTCACGCCCGGAAAGAAGCCGGACAGTTCCGTTGGTCAAATCGATTCGGTGTCTAAAGTACAGGATGAGTTGGCAAAACAGACCCTCGACCCAGCACAGATAACAAAAGATATATCTGTGGACTTCAAGGAGGGCACTCTTTCTGCAGGGGCTATAGCCGAAGCCGCAACGATTGAAGGTGAAGAATTTGATGCTCGTGCCACGGTAAAATATCAGTTAGCTGATCTTCTTTCGGGCATTGAAGAGGGACGTCCACTACCCCCGTGGGCATCTCCTGCTGTTCGCAAGATTGCAGGAATAATGCAGTCGAGGGGACTAGGATCATCTAGCATGGCATCTGCGGCTATGACACAAGCAGTGTTAGAGTCGGGAATATCTATCGCTGCAAGAGATGCAGATCAGTACGCAAAAGTACAGCTTGCTAATTTGACAAACAGACAACGCACTGCTTTACAGAATGCTGCGGCGCAAGCATCTATGGACACTGCTAATCTGAATGCACGTTTGAAGGCAGGCGTTACAAACGCACAAATTCTCCTTGCCACTGAAACTAAAAACATGACTGCCCAGCAGCAGGCTTCTGTCATTGAGTATCAAGCCTTGACACAGGCAATGTTTAAGGATGCTGCAGAAGAAAATGCCCGCAAGCAATTTAATGCTAAGAATGAATTACAGGTAGAAGAGTTTTTCGCCGAATTCTTCT